AGGGTTAGCCTGTCGCGGCTCCGCGATCAGCAACACCGAAGGCGGCTCCGCTCATTCGATGCAGTAACTAAAAGTTACTAGATGTTCTTCAACAGTTCAAGGTGCTTCGCCATGATGCCAATCGTGGTGGGAGCGGCCTCGGGTTGTGGCTCAAGTTTCGCCACAGTCTCACGCAACAACGCGGCGTGATCGGGGGTCAGGGTTTGACCTGCTTCAAGGTTTGTGATGGCAACAGCCAACTGATCGGCATCCATGCCTGTTCGCTGAGCCAATGCATCAAACGAACGCACCGACGCAGACGTAGCCGCATAAGCGGGGAAGCCTGTCACAACCGACACCTCGAACAGGCGAATCTGCTTCAAGGTGCGTTGCATCCCGTCATCGCTCCAAGAGTCACCACCCGAAGGGACGGTGAACCCGAACGACATCGAATCAACATCCTTGCGTTGCATCAACACCGACAGGTCACGGCCAACCGAAGTATCTGGCAGATCGGCATCGACGAGCAAACCCTTCGAGTCTTCCTGCAAACGAAGCGTCTTGGCGCGGGTCGTGGCGAGCAACATGCTGGAGTCGTGGTTCATGTACATTCGGATATTGTTCCGTGAACGCAACGACTTGGCGAATGCGCCAGGCATGATCCGCTCAATGAACGGCAACGGCTCCGAGTCAGAGTTGAAGACTGCGGCGTATCCGGTGAACGACATGCCATCGCCCTTCGGTGCGGCACGAAGCTCGAACTCGTTGAAGGTTACCCTGCGCGTCTCGACCTGTTCAGTCATGGCTTCAACATTAGTTGACTTCTGTTCAGGTTTGCGATGGAAGGCGAACGACCTATCGGCCTCTTCACGATCCGCTTTGATCGCATCCGACTTCTCCTCAAACCAGTTCATTGCAGGTTGAGGGTCTGTCGGGTCGATACCCCACAGATAGAACGCGACTGCACCAGCACCAGGGAACTCGTCGTTGTCTGGGTTCGTGTTCCGAGGAACATCCAAGTCAACTAGATGTCGAGCTGCCCAAGCGTTTGCACGAATAACTTTGTCTTCCGAAATCCGTCCTTGAGCCATCTCACGGGCTTCACGAACAGTACGAGCCACAACGCCTGCACCTGCAAGGCTCTTCCCGTAATAATCCAACCCTTTTCGGGCTGCCGACCTGATGTATTGCGGAACATCCAGATTCACCTCTCTCTGCTCGACACGATCCTCGGACTCGTCCTCGGACTCGATCTCGTCCTCTTCTTCGATTGGTTCGGGGAGCGGGTCGATCTTGGTGAGGGTGGAGAACTTGTGGCCGACGAGAACTTCGGTGGGTCGCCAACCGTTGTCGTACTCCTCATAGATTCGGATGAGCGCAGCAGGATCGTCTTCGGTTGCTTCGATGCTGAACTCGGTGCCAGGCACACCCAACGTGCCTTCACGCATCACATGCTCGATGCGACCTTGAGCCGTGCCACCGGACGAATCCCAGCGCACGAAGTCGCCTTCGGTTAGTTCGTTCGGTAATGCTCGTTCACCACCAGGCTCCATGTCCTCAGCGATAGATACTGCGACCATCTGATCGATGGCGTCCTGTTTCGTTCCGTGACAGCCGATCACTTCACCGTCCTCCTTCTCGACAGCCCAACCAGAACAGTCAGGGTTCGTGTTGCTGATGTAGTAAGGCATCAGACAGGCTCCGTCAACCACGAAATGTTGTGACCCTCTTTGCCTGAAATTGCATACAGCAGATCAGTTGGAGAGACAACCAAGTCCAACGCCTCCAACTTGTCCAACCTGTAACCAGTCGAAGTGGTCACAGCACTACCACCGATGTAGACCGCATCGGTGTTGTCGTTGTTCTTGATGTGCATCTTGTACGGATTCCCACCGGCAGCGTTGATAAGAACGCCGTCAACGACAGTAGGAGCCGTGCCAATCGCAGTCACACCGCTATAGAACGCCATCGAACCTCACACCAACAGAAGCAACTCGGCTTCATCTTCTAATATTGACCATGCTACTTCACCAGTAGCAGACGCCGACAAGGACACAACAGATGATCCTGAAACAACAATTCGCTCAGGGACACGAGGCAACTCAACCTCAACCGAAACAATTGAAACCTTCTCAGCAACAGGAACCTTCCGTTGCCGATACCAAGGATTCCCACCCAACGGATACGAAGGCGGAGGAACAGGAGGCTGAGGCACAACCGTCGCCTGAGCCGACCCAACCATCAACCCCAACTGTCCATCGGCGAAAGGCCGCACAAGAACCGACGACGTAGCCAACCCAACACCAGCACCCAAACCAGCAACCGCAACAGCCGAACGCACAGTCACAGCTGACGCAACCCCAACAACCCCAGCCAACCCAGCCGACCCGCTCGCCTGATGGCTGACTGTTGCGGTGGCTTGTGTTTCGAGCGCACCAAGGTTGACGGTCGCTGAGACTTGGTTGGTGACTGACGCGGTGCTGAGGGCGGTAAGGGTGCCGAGTGTGGCTGAGCCTGCGGCTTGGATCGTTGTGCTGGTTGTGGCTGTAGCGGTGAGGCTGTTGAGACTGGCTGTGCCAGTCGCGTTCATTGGGAACGGTGAGCCGTCTAACGCCCAGTAGGTGTCATCGAGTTTGCTGGTGTTGAGGGTGAATCGGCTGAACGCCATGTGAACCCTACGATGCGATGGTTAGTGATGTGGTGAGTGCGCCTGAGGCGATGGTGTAGGTGTCGCCTGCGGTGTACGGGTTTCCGGTGATCGTTCCGGAGAACAGGAAGTTGCCAGCCGTTGACGCATCCCAAACTGTGAAGTGTGTGGCGTCTTCTGAGCCTGCGATGTTCGTCCAACTGATCTCGGCATCCGAGGCGATTGATCCGCTTGAGGCTGCGGCGAACGAGATTGATTTGCGTGTGGTTTCGGTGGCTGGGTTGGCGGTGCCGTTTGCGCCTGGGTCGCCGACATGCAGTTTGATGTAGGCGGTCGTGACAGCGAACGACGTGTTGTTGCCCATCGCATCCAGCCACTTGTTCGCCATGTAGGAGGAGATTCCGGTTGTCATTAGTCCTCAACCCTTTCAATGATGTTCACGATTCGGCCATGCTCATCGCGTTCTACGGTGCGGATGGTTGGCTTTGATTCTGGGACATTCACACGAACAACGGTTTCGGGGACGTTGATGACGGGGGCTGGCACGTTGACTGCTGGCGGGGTGTAGTTCACCACAACCTCAGGCATCGTGATTGACATGTCCTGTGACTTCACCTCATACGCGGCAGCAGGGTCGGCTGGGTTGACGGTGGCGACTGGCTGCAACTGTGTGGACGGGAGGCCTGTGTGGTTGATGGCAGGCAGGTCAAGCGCACTCAAGACCTGTGCTGGGTCGAAGCCTGCGAGAATGAGACGCTGAGCAATCAAACTCTTTCTATCCAACTCAGCGAGGTTGGCTGCGTTGATGTCCACGTTGGCGAGCGGGACACGGTAGGAGTCTCCGCCTTCGACTGGCGACATGTCCTCGATGCGGTGGATGTCGTTGATGGAGAGGAAGCCAGCCTGAATGCCGGTGGAGAAGGCGGCGTAACGCGAAGCCTGGTCGCCTCGGAGCAGACCGTCCACGTTGAACTTGAGGAAGGCACGGTTGTCCAGAATCTTCTGGTAGCCGTCCTCGATCTTGGCGATGTATGGGCGGAGCGTGTGCTGAACGAAGTGGATGCCGTTCTGTTCCACCGACGCATACGACATCGCACCAGGCGTCGTCACACCCAGCATCGACGGTGGGCAACGGAACGTGCGAGCAATCTCCTCAACAGCGAAGCGTCGCGACTCTAGGAATTGTGCTGAGTCGTTGTCGACGGTGGTCTTGTTGAAGGTTGCGCCACCGAACAGGATGCCTGGGCGATGCGAACGACGCAAACCTTTGTGGCCTTGCTCGAAGCCGTCAACCAAATCTTTCGCCTGCTCACGGGTCAGGTTGCCTGGGAACTCGATGATGCCAGATGCCGAGGAGCCTTGTCCGAAGAATCGTGCAGCGAACTCCTCTAATGCGCGAGCCAACCCGAGATTCTCTTTCACCAGATCGATGCGCGAACGGCCACGCAACTCGCCAGGCATACGCAACTCGGTGATGTGAATCATGTCCTCAGCCGGAATTACATCACGCTGCTCGAAGATGTAGATCGGGCGACGAGTTACACGGTCACGCGAACACTCAACACGCTGAGGATTCAACACCACCAACCCAGCAACCCCAGCATCATCGCGCAGGATACGGGTGAACGAGTTACCGTCCAACAGCAGAGACACAAGAACCTGCTGGAAGTGTTCGGTGCGTGTCACACCCGACTCTGGGTAGTCGAGCCATGTTGGGCGTGGGCGAAACGGACGACGCTCACCATCAACCCGAATGAACGTATCAACAGGAAGCGTCGAGATTGAATCGGCAATCAGACGGACGCACGCATAGACCGCCTCAATCTTCAGCGAATCATTCTGCGTGATGACGGTGCCAGCGTTCGTCGTTGTTGCGAAACCGTCACCGGCAGCGAACAAAGTTTGGAAAGAGACAGCTCGGTTCTCTCCACCAGGCAACAGACGCGACAACATTATTTCGACTTCTTCCTCTCACCACGCTCTGCTGCGAACACCAATAGAAGCACCATCAGACCCGAACAAATCAGGCCTACTGGAACTGAGATCAAGAATACCCCAACTGCGATGAGTGTGAGGGCAAGCAACTCGAAGAACAGCATGATGAGCATCCTCTCTAGACTACAAAGAACCCAGGGGTCGGGGCGACTTCCTGCCTTCGAGTCGCACGATCAACCGCCAACGCCGTCGCGATAGCAGCGTCAATCTTGCGCTTCGACTTACCTTTCGACAAACGCCAACCCGTGTCGGTTTGACGTTGCGCCGGACTCAACATCTGATCGATGAACATCGGGTCAGCGTTGATAGCCAACGTGCCATTCACGATCATCTCATAGAGTGTCCCACACGCTGGCACCATACGGGCTGTGGACTGTGGGAACTCCACCATGTTCAACCCGTCATCAGCCAACGCTTCAGCCGAACGCTGAAAGAACGCAGGGTCATAGGCGAACTCCATCACCTGCCACTCACGATTCAAGTCACGCAAATACGCCTCGACAGCGGCCACATCCATTGCGTGAGCGTCGGGATGCCAAATCTTCGCCCGACACACAATGCGACCTGATGGCTGGGGCTGTGCCGTCACCACCGCAATAGAGTCATGCTTCAACGCCATATCAATCCCGACGAACACAGGCAGGTCTTTGTCCAGCTCAAGATCGGAGATGCATTGGTCAAGCGCACCGGCAGGCAACCAAGATTCGCCCTCAGTCCGAACCCATTGGTTCAACCGGTATCGCCTGAACGCAATCTCGGCCGTCTGATTCATGCTGATCTCCATGTCCTCCAACGACAACAAACCCTCAGCAAGGTTCGGGTTCGCAGCCAGCCACGCATCCCGATCATGAGTGACACAGCCCTCAGGTGCTTCCCACCAGAAGAACCCGAACCGCTCATCGTCCTGGTCGCCTGCGATGATGCGCCGACCGTAGGTGTAGAGCCGACCACAAATCGTGTCCAAGTCATGCCCAGCCGTCGTGATGGCCACGATCATCGGGTCACGTCTCGCACCCGACGCCAACGTCAACGCATCCCACAAGTCATCATTCGGCTGAACATGCAACTCATCGAAGATCACCGTCGATGGGTTGAGGCCTTGCTGAAGTTTCGCATCCGAAGACAGCACCCGATACACAGCCCCAGTCGACGGCACCTCAATCGCATCCCGATACACCTTGCACACACCAGACAACGCAGCCGACTGCTGCACCTGCCAGCGAGCCTCATTGAACACCACCCGTGCCTGCTGCCTATCACCCGCCGCCGAATACACCTCAGCCCCAGGCTCACCCTCAATCAACCCATACAGCGCAATCAGCGACCCAATAAGCGACTTCCCGTTCTTCCTGCCCAGACCGATCAGGCTGCGTCGATACCTCAGCATCCCGTCAGCCCGACGCTCAAACAACGACACCAACAACTCACGCTGCCAGCCCGTCAACACCAACGCCTCCCCAGCCCTCACACCCTTCGACACATGCAGAAACGTCGAAGCGAAATCAGCAACCAGCAAACCGTCAGACTTCTGAGACAACCTCGCCGTCGACCACGTTGGCCTTACGCTTCCTAAAGGCATCAAGCTCATTCGCAACCCTTATCTCCGCCAACCCCAACCTGGCACGGTCGCTCGGCGTGAAACCCAACAACGACATCCAGGCTGTGTTCTGAGCATCCATCTGCTCGATCTGCTTCACCGCCGGATGCGTCACAACCTGCCCATTCGGACTTGTGTACCAGCGTCGCTCCACGTCGTCCCCAAGCCACGCCTCCAACTCCGCAATCTTGTCGAAGTTCCGACACAACCTCGTCATCAACGGAGCGTCGTGCAACTCCGACAAATGCCGACGACCAGCCGCCCAATACGTCACCCAATACGCAGCCCCAACATCCCCCAACTCCACCGGCGGCTCTGGCAACTCGGCCAAGTCCACCGTCGCCAACGCTGAACCAGGCATCGGCGCAGCAGCCAAACCGTTCCGAATCCGTGCGCCCCTGGCTCGACGACGCTCGACCGGCTCGGCCTTGTTCCCACGACCCACACCCGTCGACTTCGTTGCCATTCCACAAGGGTAGCCGTACCCCGTCCACCAACCCCGCCCGCATTGTGC